ATCAAAGAAACAGATATACCTTCACCATACTGCCGGTAACGGAGATGCTGAAGCTGTATTTAGGTATTGGGCATCTACAGGAGAGCGCGTAGCAACATGCGTATCTATCGGTAATGACGGTACAATTGCACAGGGGTTTAGCTCAAAGTATTGGGGATATCACCTTGGTTTAAAGCAGGGAGTATTCAGCGCTAACGGTATTAAGTATCAGAGCCTTGATAAGCTTTCAATTGGAGTAGAGATATGCAATTGGGGATACCTAAAGCCTGTGGGCGAAGGAAAGAATATCAAGTATGTAAACTATGTAGGACGTGAGGTGCCTAAGTCACAGGTTACCAAGTTAGATAAGCCATTCAAAGGGTTTACATATTGGCACAGCTACACAGATGAGCAGATTGCATCACTAAAAGAACTATTAATCTATTGGAACGAGACCTATGAGATACCATTGGACTATAATGAAGACATTTGGGCTATATCCCCAAGAGCATTGGCTGCAGAACCCGGAGTGTACACACACAACTCTGTCAGAAAAGACAAGTTTGACGTATACCCTCACCCTGCGCTAATTGAGATGCTTAAATCCCTGACAGATGAGAAATAAGCTAGCAGGAACTAAGTCAGGTGACTCTAGGAGCGCACGCTTCTATCAAGATAACCCTGAGGCCCGTAAAAAGAAAATGGAGTACGACAGAGACTATCAGGATAGCGATAGCCGTAAGAAGTACCGCGCTGAGCTCAATAAGATAAATAGAGACAAGGGCACCTACGGTAACGGAGACGGAAAGGACGTAGCACATACATCAAAGACAAAGACACGTATGCAGTCACAGTCTAAGAACCGCGCTGATAAGAAGCGCTCATTTTTCAAGTCATGAAACAAATTGCACTCATTTTTGTTACACTGCACCTACTATTCTCGTGCTCTGTAAACTACCACCTTAATAAAGCTATTAAGAAGGGATACCGATGCGATGAGATTAGCGACACAATTAAGATAACTTCAGTAGACTCATTCCCTGTCATTTTACACGACTCAATTGTTTGGGAGAAGATATCTATCCAAAAAGATACAATCGTTCGTTACAGGACATCCTACGTGCCTAAGACGAGGATTGAGTATAGAATGGATATAAAGAGATTTAACGATAGTATGTCGTACATTAGAAATATGTACTCAGACTCGTTAGATGCGGTAATTAAGATAAATAAGCAAGAGTCTAAGGTCGCAATAAAAACAAGAAAGAAATCACCTAATCTATTCATAATTGGTTTATTAACAGGAATAATTTTAACTCTAATCTTTAAGTATGCAATTAATCAAGCACTCAAAAAATTTACACGAATTAATTTTTAAGGAAGACGATGTAAAGGTAGCTATGCTATCAGACATCCATTGGGACAACCCTAAGTGTGATTGGGACCTTCTAAAGGCTCACATGGACTACTTCAAGAAGCACGACATCAAGGTCATGATAAATGGAGACTTCTTCTGTCTTATGCAGGGTCGCGGAGATAATCGACGTAACAAGTCTGACATCCGTCCGGAGCATAATAACTACAAGTACCTAGACTCAATTGTAGAGACAGCTGTAGAGTGGTGGGCACCATACGCAGAGATATTAACTGTCATTGGGTACGGTAACCACGAGACAGGAGTAATTAAGTGGCAGGAGACTGACATACTAAGACGCTTCGTTGACCTGCTAAATATTAAGACAGGGGCTAACGTACAGACCGGAGGATACGGTGGTTGGCTAATCATAAAGATTGGTACTCGTTCAATGACCACATATAAGGTAAAGTATTTCCATGGTTCAGGTGGCGGTGGTATTGTGACGAAAGGAGCAATCAACCTTACGCGTGCGCTTGAGATGTACGAAGACTTTGACGTGTTTGCAATGGGTCATATTCACGAGAATGCATCAAGGAACGATGTGCGTGATATGATTACGCATAACTCTGCCCATGGGTACAAAGCTGTTCAGCGTCAGATACACCTAATGCTTACAGGAACCTATAAGGAAGAGTACGAGGATGGTTCAAAGGGATGGCACGTTGAGAGAGGTGCTCCACCAAAACCACTAGGAGGGCGTATTCTGCACCTCAAGAACACTCGCATCATTAAAGACGGGATGGACAGGATTGAGAAATCAATTGACTCAATGAAAATAATTATCTAATAAATTGTATCTTTGTAAAAATTAAATGAAATGAAAACAGTAAAAATGAATCCTGAAAAGGGAGTCTTTATGACTACAGAAGAGTTAGAAAAGACACAAGGAATGCACGGTGAGTTCAACAAGATGAAACTTCAGCTTGCTGACATCGAGCTTCAGAAGCACGGATTGATTAGAGCGATTGACATGCTACGCATGGATTTCTCTACTCACGAAAAAATGTTAATGGATAAATACGGAGAGGACGCTGTAATTAACGTCCAAACCGGAGAGGTTACTAAAAAATAAGACATGGGAAAGATTAGCGGATATGCACTTGATTCAACTCCTAACCTAGGAGATAAACTTATCGGTACTGATGTGGACAATATGAATGCCACTAAGAACTTTACTATTGGTCAAGTCTTAGCGCTTGGAGCACCTATATCTTATAAGGTATACACAGGTCTATTAACACAGACCGGTGTTTCTAATCCTCTAAGTATTACTGCGGGTACCTTAACCATTGGAGTTACTTATGTTATAAGTGGTTCCACTTCATTAACAAACTTTACAAATGTAGGAGCACCTAGTAATGCAAACGGTGTATTTTTTGTTGCAACAGGCACAACACCTACTAACTTTGGTGGTGCTACATTGTCATATAACACAGGAGCACCTATAGTAAAGGTACTACACAATACTATTGGTAATATATACTTCGGTATTGCGGGGAATGGGGTTTATAGAGTAGCTTCAAGTAGCTTATTTACAGCTGATAAGACAACTGTAATGCTAGGTCCATTAGATTTTTCTTCAAGTATCAATCCTACTCTTTCAACAATTGAGGCTATTAATACTACCTCAAACTACACGTTATGCACAAATGACGGTGGTGGAATTGCGTATAATGGCTTGTTAACAGACACTCCAATAGAAATTAGAGTATACATTTAATTAAATTAAGATGTACATTAGGAAGATATCAGTTGGTCCCGATTACAAGGGTGGCGCAATGCACTATATCGTAGGTCAGAAGGTCTTGGGGGAAACTCAGACAATTCATCTCATTAAGTACGATGATGATAGGATGTCAATCAAGATTTATATTGAAAACGATAAGAGCGAAGTCGTACTTTGGAAGGAGTTCAACAATACTATTCCTATTGCCATCGAGTATAACGTAAATATATAATGCAATCTCCATTTTACTTTATAGTAAAACCAATAGAAGGCAAGAGATATAATAACACAAAGGAAGTAGGAGGGATTGAGCTAATCATTAGCACATCTGAGGAGGACTTTCGATTCTCTAACCGAATGGCAGAGGTAATAGAGCTGCCAATAGACTATAGTGGTCCTATCACAGTTGGTGACACCTTACTCGTGCATCACAATGTCTTCAAGTTCTACAACGATATGAAGGGAAGAAGAAAGAGCGGAAAGAGCTTTTTCAAGGAAGACCTATTCTTTATTGAGCCCGACCAATTTTTTATGTTCCATAACGGAGAGGAGTGGATGTCTCACGATAGGTACTGCTTTATTATGCCTATCCCTGCTATTGAGACTTATATAAGTAAGCCTCTCAGTGAAGAGCCGCTTATGGGTCAGATGAAGTACCCTAACGAGTACCTAATCTCTAAGGGAATAAAGTCCGGTGATATCGTGTGCTTTAAGCCTGACAGCGAGTATGAGTTTGAGGTAGACGGAGAGAAGCTGTACCGTATGTATGACCATCAAATTACAATCAAGCTATGACAGCAACAGAACTAAGACTAAAGATTATTGAGGCCGGATACAAGGCCGTAGAGCAACTAATCAAGGTTGCCAAAGAAGATATTATTAAGATTGATTCTGAAGACGATTTAGCCGCGGATAAATTAAAGAATGCTGCCGCGTCAAAGCGTTTAGCTATATTTGATGCATTCGATATACTTAATCGTATTGAAGCTGAAAGAACAAGCCTACAAGAAATAGCAGATGGACCATCAAGTGTTGACACTAAAAAAGGATTCGCAGAACGACGCGCAAAATAGTCTCTGTCGCACTCTGCATAATCACATTCCTAAGCAGGTACTGAACCAAAAGAACAGGAACCGAAGTTGGGTATATGGGTATAACGACCAACACGATATGATTATTATATCGAAGACAGGTCAGATTGGAGATGTTGTAAACATATCAGGACTTAATATTGCACTACCGTTGGCACCCAAGGAGTGTTCTCAAAGACACTCAAAGACATCAGAGCAGTATTGGGAGAGACAGGACTTACCTCAGCAGCTATCAAAGATACAGTCTATATTTCAGTGGCATGATATGCCTAAGGAGTTTAAGATTAGATATGTTGACTATATCGAGGAAGAGTTTGAGAGGAGAGAGCATGGCACTTGGTTCATGAACAACGGTGAGCCTACATATATAACAGGAGCTCACTATATGTACCTTCAGTGGGCTAAGATTGATATCGGGTCCCCTGACTTCCGTGAGGCAAACAGAATACTATACATCTTTTGGGAGGCAGCTCGTGCTGACTATAGGTCATTTGGAATAATTTATCTAAAGATACGTCGTTCAGGTTTCTCGTTTATGACATCGTCAGAGTGTGTTAACATAGGAACTCTTGCAAAAGATGCAAGGGTTGGAATCCTATCAAAGACAGGTTCCGATGCTAAGAAGATGTTTACAGATAAGGTTGTTCCAATCAGCTCTAACCTACCCTTCTTTTTCAAGCCCGTTCAGGACGGTATGGATAAGCCTAAGACAGAGCTTGCTTACCGTGTTCCTGCGTCTAAGATAACCAAGAAGAATATGTCAGATATTGACACTGACGCAGTTGAGGGATTAGATACCACAATAGATTGGAAGAACACAGAGGACAACAGCTACGATGGTGAGAAGCTACTCATGTTAGCCCATGACGAGAGCGGAAAATGGATTAAGCCTAATAACATTCTAAACAATTGGCGTGTAACAAAGACATGCCTAAGGTTAGGTTCTAAAATTATTGGAAAGTGTATGATGGGGTCTACCTCAAATGCACTAGCTAAGGGTGGTCAGAACTTCAAGAATCTATACGAAGACTCACACGTATCTACACGAAATGCAAATGGTCAGACTAAGTCAGGCCTATATGCCCTATTCATTCCTATGGAGTGGAACATGGAGGGATTCATTGACAGATACGGAATGCCTGTGCTACGTAAGCCGAGTAATCCTCTAAAGGGAGTTGACGATGCTTGGATTATGAACGGTGCTATTGACTATTGGGAGGCAGAGGTTGACTCACTTAAGAACGACCCTGACGCACTAAACGAGTACTACCGTCAGTTCCCACGCACAGAGTCACATGCATTTAGGGATGAGTCAAAGGCAGCATTATTTAACCTTACAAAGATATATCAGCAGATTGACTACAACGACTCACTTATACAGGAGCACCATTTAACGCGTGGCTCATTCAGTTGGAAGGACGGAATAAAAGATACTCAGGTAATATTTAGCCCTGACAAGAGGGGTCGGTTCTTAGTTGGATGGACACCTGCAAAGCACCTTCAGAATCAGGTGCATGAGAAGAACGGAATTAAATATCCCGGCAACGAGCATATCGGAGCGTTCGGGTGTGACTCCTACGATATCTCAGGAGTGGTTGTAGGTAGAGGTTCTAATGGAGCACTGCACGGCCTAACCAAGTTTCATGTTGACGATGCACCTATCAATCAGTTCTTCTTGGAATATATTGCAAGACCTCAGACCGCAGAGATATTCTTTGAGGAAGTGTTAATGGCATGTGTCTTCTATGGTATGCCAATATTAATTGAGAATAACAAACCGCGTCTACTATACCACTTTAAGAACAGAGGATACCGAGGGTTCTGTATTAACAGACCTGACAAGACATACAACAAGCTATCAAAAACTGAGCGAGAACTTGGCGGTATACCTAACTCATCTGAGGATGTTAAGCAGGCACACGCATCTGCTGTTGAGTCTTATATTGAGAAGAACGTAGGCATGATAAACGAGGATGAAATGGGCTTTATGCCGTTTGCAAAAACACTTGAGGATTGGGCTAAGTTTGACATTAGCGATAGGACTATGTATGATGCTACTATTAGCTCAGGATTAGCTATTATGGCGTGTCAGAAGCATTTGTATCAGCCCGAGAGAAAAGAGTCAAAAATAAGCATTAAATTTGCTACATATAATAATAAGGGAAATATTAGCTCGATAAATAAATGAAAGAGGTACAAGTAAACATATCATCTACATCATTTCCAAGTCAATTCGCTACAGATGCGGAGAAGGAAACACTTGAATTTGGTCTCCAAGTTGGACAGGCTATACAGTACGAGTGGTTCCGTAAGGACGGAAATCAGTGTAGATACTACAGTCAATGGAAAGACTTCCATAGACTAAGACTGTATGCAAGAGGCGAGCAGCCAATTCAGAAATACAAAGAAGAGCTTGCTGTTGACGGTGACCTATCCTACTTAAACTTGGATTGGACACCTGTTCCTATTATACCTAAGTTTGTTGATATCGTTGTGAACGGTATGTCTGACCGTCTATTTAAGGTTAAGGCGTATTCACAGGATGCTATGTCACAGGCTAAGAGAAGCAAGTATCAGGATATGATTGAAGGGCAGATGGTCGCAAAAGACCTACTGTCAAGTATACAAAACCAATCGGGAGTTAATCCGTTTGTGATGAACC